GTACAGAACACATCTTTTGTGCCTGCACTAAAATCAACAGCACTATCGCTGTTAGTGCTAGAAAGAATGGTTGTTCTGGATAACGTGTCAGGTGAGGCATCGGTAACTGTTCCGATACCTACTTCAAACTCCGCTGTACCTTGACCTGCTATACAGTAGTAGGTAACATTACTATTACCTATACCTGCAACAAAAGTTTCAAAACCAGTTGCTGCACCAGCAAGGTTAATAGTACCTGTACCAGTAGTGGTGGTAGTTTCCTTTACTCTGTCGTTAAGGACGAAAGCCACTTTGCTTCCCCCTTACGCTATTCTAATAATAGCTGTAGATGCTGCTTTTGCTGGAAATACTATTGTAAAGTCACCTGCCGTAGAAGTTTTATCACCACCAAAGTCAATCGTAGCAACTGACTTGTTGCTTTGACTTGAGTTATAAATCATACACCCTCTAGCAGTTATAGTAGCTGTACCGAAAGTAAGGTCAGCAAAATCAGTTACTGCAGTTGTACCTGTAGTAGTTGGTGTAACATTTGTTAATGTGCCACCACCAGAACTGTAATTAGTACCTGATGCTTGATTAGTTGTGGTAAAAGCAGTGGTAGTTGCCCCCAAAGTAGCTGAACTTGTGTATAAAGCTAGTTTAAAAGTATTTCCACTGGACAGTGTAAAGTTGTGTGTACCAACTAAAAGTTCTTGTTTAAAACTTGTTGTTAGTGTTGAACTTATTGCCATGTTATAGCTCCTTTATTATTTTTGCTAAATCCTCATGCCCTTGTTTTTCCAGCAGATTACGCATAGTGCAGCGTTCACTGTTGATGGCACTTTTGATATAATAAAGTATTGTGTTGTAAATAGCTAGTCTAAAAGCCTCTGCTTGTTGTCTAATGTGTGGTGCTGCATCTTCAGAAATACCACATATTTTATCAGTAGCTTTTTCAGCCCAAAACTCAGGTGGGTGTCCTCTATTTTCTTCAGTGGCTATATCTAAATTTCCTAGCCCTGATACCACATCTATTAACATCAATACCTCTTTGCTTCAGGTGGTGAGTCTAAAATAGTTCTAAACTCTTTTACATTTTTTAAATTTTCTTGATAAATCCTATTATTATATTCACTGAGTTTGATTTGTCTAAATTCACCGTTGTCTAATACCATTATATCTGGGTCATCAAGTCTATGATAACCATAGACTCTTTCTTCTATAGGCACGTTAGTATCTAAAAGTCCAGACCTAGCACCAACTTTAACTTCAATGCCTCTCTCAATACACTTAGCTAACCAAAACTCACAACAAGCCCTACCTGCTTCAGCAAAGTGTAGATTGCCTTTATAGCTAAAATCTATACCGAATAAATTGATACAACCAACTTGTTGATAAATAGCATAAGCAAAAGCAAAAGGCACAGTATTATTAAGATAAGCACAGTCTGTTGCTCGTACTACTTCTTCAAGCGGATAAAGGATGCTAGAAGGAACTCTGTAATCCAAAGTACATGTATAGATAGGGGTGTCAGTGTTAGGTAGCCACTCCCTCATAATTCCTGTTTGTGTTCCTGCATCGTCAGTGTCTAAAAAACGACTGGGTGGATCTAACATAAAAACTCTATCTGATTTAACTATGGCTCCCATGCAGTTTATAGACCACACTTCATCATATTTGTTAGAGTGTATGAGTGATAGATGAAAGTCTAGTTGACTCTCCCCCATAGCTACTATGGCTATATTTTTTCCTTTAAGTTCTGGCTCTATCATTAAACAGGCTGTCTTCTAACCTCATCATAACGGTATTGATCACGAGTATTTTTACCTTCTTCAAATATTTTTAAAGCTGCCATAGCTTCTTGGTAAAGTTTATCGTAAAATTGTACACCTTCATAGTTTTTAAGAAATATACTTGCCTCTGCTAAACTACCATACAACAAAGCTAAAGGAGCATTGGTTGATAACCAAGTTGTTCCACTAGCACTACCTGCTGTCAAAGAAGTTGGTCTAGCAGTGTAGTGTAATTCAAAAGAATAATTACTGTTAGGTTTAGGTGCAAGTATAAATGTATCCTCATCAAACTCTGCGTAATATTTAGGAACACCAGTAGTGTCTGAATCTGGAGTAAAATCTCTTATAAAAGAAACATGTTTGAGCTGTAAGTAAGTATAAACATTATCTGAATCAATAATAGCTAAACTATTAGAAGCTAAATAGTCACTAGGTGTACTCAAATAAGTTGTACCAGATGTACCTGTTCCTGTAACATTCTTTCTAAAAACATCAAGTTGAATACTTTTTAAAATTTTTTCTTCTGTATTTTTAATAAAATTATTTAAATTATTATTAAAAGTAGTTTCATCAGTTTCAAGATAATCTTTGATAGCTGTCTGTAATGTGCTCAAAGTGTAACTCATATCGTTATTATACTCACATCTTAAAATAATTAATACATTATGTTGTATTTGCCTGACCACCCATGCCTGAGTGATTCGTACAGTAGTAATAAAGTGTCGGTGCACCTGAAGCTACCGTAATCTGTGTATATGCCCCCGAGCTTCCAGGTGTTCCATAAGTAGTTACTCCTGTAGTATACTCTGAACCACCACCATGTGTACCGTTAGCTGTTGTAGAAAACCTTAGAGGGTGTGTTGAATTACTAGAATCAGATTGATCAAATGTGTAAGTGCTTCCCTCTGATAAAGTTATGGTAGGACTTACTGAACCGTTTAAGTAGAATTTATTTCCTGTACCGTAAGAATTAGTGCCTGATGCTACTGTAACTGTATATGTAGTAGGAATACTTACCGTAACTGTTCCTAAAGCTGAAGTACCTGCTAAACCACTTACTGCTACTCCTTCAACAGAAGTTGTAACACTACCGAGACTACTAGTTAAGCCATACCCTGATAAGTCTGTGCTTACATTGACTGCTTCTGGTAGCCCTACAGTTACCTCTCCTACTGCAGTTATAGCTCTCTTAACAAAAAACGAGTTACCTATAGGATCATTGTGTGAAGTTCCATTCATCGGTACACCTGACACACCATTAGAATCTTTAGGGTTAGCACTAAATACTCTACCGTATCCTGTTGTAGGAGCTTTTACCGAAGGTCTTGGATCACGTAATGTTTCTATATCTCTTACATTGTGTGATGGATCTAGCTGTGGGTGTTTTGGTTCAAAGCAAGAGGGGCAAGTTTTTAAGCCATTCCACTCTTTTTTTAAGTCATTATATGGATAATCAAACCCACATCTATCGCATATAGCTCTAGAATATTTGCCACTGGCATACGCCATTATTTTTTCCTCTTTCTAGACCTTTTAGCTGCAGCCATCTGTGCTTTAGTGGGGGCACCTTTAGCACCTTTTTTACGCATTTTTTCACCACTACCAGCTTTTATGCGTTTACGTTTGGCGTGTATATTAGCCCATAGTCCTTTTTTATGTCTAGGCATTAGTATGAACTCCTTGAAGGTGTAAGCATTACGGATGCTCTATTCCTATCTTCCTCTGAAGCTAGTTTAAAATCTTGTTCGTATTGTGCTTTTAAAATAGCAGATTTTTCAGGGTTTTTCTTTAACGCTATGTAATAAGCTAACCCACTTGCCATGCATGGCATAAACCTAGAAGGAACTTCTGGGTCTTGTGCTGAAGCAGATGCGTCATCTATTCTTTGTATTCTATAAGAAACAAACTGATATGTAGCACTACTGTCTGGTGTTGGCCAGACTTTAAGCACTGGTGTTATTTGTCTATCAATAAAATATTGTGATGGTCTACCTGTTGCAGCTTTATTAGGTATGCTTAAATATTCTGATCTTCCTATATTAGTTATTTGTAGATCAGTTTGTGTACTATTAGCATCTGTCTGTCGTATCACTGCTGAGACTATATCTAAGTCATAAGCATTAAGATCGTATGAGGCAGTTCCTGATGTTAAATTTAGGGTAACTTGTTCGATAGTCCAAAGATTAACACCTCTGTTAGCCCAATCAGCAAACATAATGTTAAGAGACCTACGAGCAGTTTCTGCATCGTACCCAGTTCTAAGTTCTAGACCTGCTAACTCGTAGGCTTCTTCTATTGTATCCGCTATAGTAAGCGAAAAAGTCTTTGTTCCTGATGTAGCCATAATTACCCATAGCTCTTAATACAGTGTAAAACTATCATATAAGTATCACCACTACTGTGTCCAGTAGTAGTAAGTTGTATATCACCAGTTTTACCTGAACCTGAAGTATTTTGTAATCCACCGAAAGGACTAAAGTCTAACACACCATCAGCACTAGGGTTTAACTCCATACATAAAGTATCTGAGGATGCGTCCCAAAATAGTCCTATTTTAGTAAAACCTAAAATGCTATAAAAGATTTTATTTAGTTTTACACCTGTGCATGCTGCACCATCACTTGACCTTGTTGATAAGCCACTTACATCGACTTTAGTGACAGCACTTTCACCAGTGCCGTCACTAACATTTGTAAGCTGAACTATAAAGTCTTTATCACCATCTAAAATGGTTGTAGACGTTACTGCGTCTGCCATAACTATCTCCTAATATTAAGCGTCAGCAAATGGAGTAACTATAGTTCCTGAACCTAAAATAATACCTTCAACAGCATATTTAGCAGCAGCGATAGCAGTAACTTTTACTATACTACCTGCTAGTCCACCTTTAGTTGATCCATTCATTGTAATTACATCATTAGATGCACCTGATATAAAAGTTTTACCAGTAGCATCGTCTTTACCAGTGTAAAGCCCACCGACAAATTTATCTGTACCATCAGTTTTAATATCTAGGTCAGTAGCTGCAGTTTCGATTACGAAAAAGAAACTAGCTCCTAAATTATTTAACTGATTAGGATCAGTTGGATCAGAAGGTGCTGTAGTTACAATACTAGGTAATGTAAATTTACCATCAGCATCATTACAAGTCAATATTCTACCTGCGTGTGAAGCTACTGTTAAACTAGTGTCAGCTGTCAAACTGACAACTGCTGTATTACCTGCCGAAATAAATCCAGATATTGATTTTACTGGACCTGAAAAAGTTGATTTAGCCATTTTATCTCCTAACTAAATTATTGTTCTGTCTTTGGAGTAAGTCTGCCGTGTCAGTCAGAACAATGGTTACTCACGGATTATATAATTGTATTCTGTTTATAACAAAAAAGAAAGGGGCATAAAGCCCCTTTCTCAAACTTACAGCGATTAAGCTCCAGGAGAACCAAAAATCGCACGCCAGTCACTAAAACCAAAAGAATATCTTTCTCTTGCTTTGTATCTGACATTACCAGTTTCAAAGTCACCTTCCATACCAGTGGTAAGAGGTGCTCTTTCAAAATGCTTCAAACCATTAGGAGCATCAGTCTTAATGAAGAATGCGTCAGTGTCGGTTAAGTAATGATTTACTGTGTAACCTTCAGGTAGCATACCCATGTTTCTCAATGCGTTAATGTCGTTGTCAGAAGTACCAACTCTTCCAGGAGAGTTTAATATTCTGTCAGCCACGAATTGAAGTTGAGGCGGTACAATCAATTTTCTTGCTTGAACATTGACTTTAATACCTCTCTCATCTTGGAAAGCTGATATATCAATCATAGCATTTTCAAGAGAAGTTTCATTCAAGTCGGCAGCAGTGCTAAGTTCGTTTTTCTGATCACCTGCTGTTAAAGTAGGGTGGTCAGTAGTCATTAACGGTTTGCCGTCTCCTCCAGGGAAGGAAGTTGAGAAACCATTATTTAACACATTTGCTGCTTTCACTTGCTTAGTGTTCGCCATAGATCTAGCTAAAGCTCTAGTGTATCTAGAAGATAGTGTATCGTAGAGGTTATCTTCGATAGCTTCTTCAGTCAACGCAAAAGCTAAAGCAACTGTTTCGTGGGAGTATCTAGAAGTGAAAGTTTCTTGAGCTGAATCATAAGTCACTGCGGCACCTTCTCCTTTTACAGGAGCTTGCCCGAAACCTGATAACATTACTTCCTCTTCGAAAGCTCTGTCAGAAGTTTCAGTGTCGAAAATTTCAGCATGTTCATTTTCGTATCTGTTATACTCTAGACCAAACAGTGCGTTCAATCCTGGCTCAAGCTCTTTTACTAGTTGCGCTCTATTTATAGCCATTATATCACCTTTTAGTCGTTACCGAATGTAGAAGCTGGGAACGTAAAATACCCTCTAGCGTATTGAGCATTAGCTGAGTTACTTGGAGAATCCACGTAAGCAACTAATTTAGCTATTCCACTAGCAGTAGTTGTAGTTACACCTTCTTTCGAACGGTTGTTGTTAGTATCACCTGCAGTTGTAGAGATAGTATGCACTTTACCTACATCAGCTTGTGAAGGAGTTCCTGTGAACTGTGCTTCATAAGCAATATTAGGGTCAGCATATACATATGCTTTAGCGTTTGCAGAACCTTGCGTAGTAGTGGTACTTGGCCATTTTCTTGAGAAAATGATTTCACCATCAGTAGCAGTATATTCAACACCATAGAATACACCTAAAGGAGCATCCGTTGCCCCACCTTGTAAAACATATCCAGAAGCTAGTTTAACGACGTCACCTGCGAAGATGTCACCAGTAGCACCACTTTGGATAGCAAACTCGGATGGACGGATTGTTCCTCCAGACATATGATATGCTGGTGTGAATCCATTTGGATCGTTTACATTTGCCATATTATTTCACCTTATGTAAAAAAATAAATTAAGTGCTGATTAATCAGCACCACCTTTTCCAAAGGTAACTCTAGTTTGTCTATTGGGTTTATCAATAGGCATGACTGAGCTACTTTCTCTCATTAGGTTACGATCTACAGCTTCCATCTGGTCATTAGCCATCTGTTCAAAATATTGGCGTCGCTGCTCGACGATCTCGATCGGAATCCTAGCGAGTATCAGACCCCCCACACCGATAACTCCAGCATGTTTACCATCCTCAACAGTAGGTGCATCAAACTCAGGATATTCTTCAGCTCTCACTGGTTCCCATCCTTCACGAATACGTTTAGACATATTCGCTTTGTCATCTTGCCCCATCATTGATTCACGTATCCATCTGTGTACGTATCCATCTGGTGGCTCTGGTGCGTCTAATAAAGACGGTGGTTGCCATGGTTTCGCACGAGATTGTTTATCCCGTGACTCAGCAGATCGAGGAGATCGATCCGATTTAGTGGCTTCAGTTTCCTCATGTATGTCAACTTGTTTTGCCATTTTTAACTCCTATGTTTTCACATGTTTAGCGTAATCTTCAACTGAAACACCTAATCTTTTAGCGATAGCTACTTGACTAGGCGTCAATCGAACAGTGCGTGATTTTTTGGTGCTACGACTAACCCCACGAGAGGGTACTGCAACAACTTCTTTCACGTTATTATTTTGGTTGCTGTTTCCTACCTTAGTAGGAAAAGCCTCCGCCATTCTTTTATCCAACTCAGAATAATATTCATCTGAAGCAGGATCAAATCCTTCGCTTTCTATTAGCTGTTGATGAAAAGCAAAAGCACTACTGGTCATTGCTATGTCATCACCAAACCAAGTATTTCTTTTAGCCCATTCCTGTGCTTTAGGGTCAGGCTGAGCTACTTGCTCTGGTTGAGGAGTTTGAGGTTGAGGAGCGTTTGTTACTACCTCAGCTGCACCCTCTCCTTTGTCATCATCGCTTGGTTTAACACGATTAAGACTTTCTAGCTCAACAGATAATTTAGCTATATCTTTTTGTGCTTGCAACATGATATCAGTATTACCTTCATCATGTGCAGTTCTGTAAGCATCCTCTGCTACTTTAAGCTCAGATGCAACTCTTGCACTATACTCATCATATAGGTTTTTATCTTTTTGTGAAAGGTCTGTTTTAGTTTTATTTAACTGATCTTGTACACTTTGTGCATATTCAATCGCAGCTTTTTCTCTTCTTTCAGCCTCTCTTATTTTATATGTGAGTTTATTTATGCGTTTTTGGACTGAGTCGCTATACTCTTCTATTTCTTCAGTAGTATCCTCAGCCTTAGTTTCTTCTACTACTTCTGTTACCTCTTCAGGCTCAGGAGCTGTAGTTACTTCACCTGTATTAGTATCCTCTACTAAGTCTACCTCTACTACCTCTTCTTCTTTCGTCTCTTCTACTTCTTGCATGGGTTCAGCCATGATTCACCTCTTTTGTGTGCGTGATAAAATTAACCAACTAAGATATCCTCTGGATCATCTATAACTGCTAAAACTTCATCGTCGTTTAATAAACGCAGATCACCACCATCAATCTTGATTCTAGCCCCTGCGTACCTTCCAAAGATTACCCAATCCTTAGCTTTACACCAAGCCCCTTCGGGAAATTTTCGAGCATCTTTGTAAGCATCTGGACCTAATGATACTACGAAACCAACATTAGTAGCTAGTCTTTCCTTTTCTAAAGTTTGTGTAGCTAAAATAATACCACCTTTAGTTTTTTCTTTAGGTACAAAAGGTAATATCAAAAGTCTATAACCTGTAGGACTAGGAAGTTTATCTATTAAAGAATCATCTTCTTGTACAGCCTCAGGGGTATAAACTTCTTTGGGTTCTTCTGGTTCTTTGTCAAAATTTAATTTAACATCTGGGATGGGTTCGGTTTTTGTGGTGCCGTCACCAAAACTTAGTTCACTCATTTTTTTCCTTTGAGTCAAGCAGGTCTATAATTAATTGTTCGGTGAATCTTAGACCTGACAGTTCACCAACAATTTGTCTATAACTTTCCCAATCTTGTACAGCACCATGTAAAAGAGTTTCTTCTAACTGGGCTGTCCTTTCTCTAATCTGTCTTAATAACTTTTCAGTGAAATAAATAGGATCCATTAATTAACATTTCCATTGTCTTCTTGACCAGTAGTTTGCTTTGGTTTTATCACTACCTAAACTTCTACTACGAGCACAATAAGACCTTTTACGTTTTTTGTCTCCAGGGTGTGCTCCTAATTTAGGATCACCAAAAGTAACTCTTTTAACCCTACCAGTTTTAGGGTTTTTAACAAACACTTCACGTGTTTTTTTACCATATCCTGGGTCGCCTTTTTTAATTCTGCGTGGTTTATTAAGAGTTACTTTCCTGCCCTTGTATTCCGGCATGGTTTAACCTATCTCTTACCACTAACACATTTATTGTATTTAGTGCCTTGAGTGGCTTTACCCTTACCCTGTACAGTCTCTTGACCCATACCAAAAACTTTACCGTATAAAATCTCACGGGATCTTTTTGGCACAACACCAAGATCTAACCTTGAAGGAGCAGCCACACCTGTGACTTCTTTGTATTTAGTTGTATCTTTCATGGTTACTTCTTCTTTTTCTTCATCATTTTTTTCTTTTTATTGGCAGCCCCACCTCTGTTCATCATGGTTTTACCATTTTTCTTTTTAGGCTTCATTCTCATAGTTCCAGGCATTTTATGCTCCTTTGTTGTTAGTGTCCGCTGTTCGTATATCTTTCAATATATCCGCATAGGACTTAGTTATATTTTCTCTAGCTTTAAGTAGAGCTTCTTCACGATCCTGTGCTATTCTCATTTCAGCAACAGATTCGCTAGATTCTATTTTAGCTAAATCCACCTGAGTTCGTAAAGTATCAGCTCTATCTTTTTGAGCTAATTTTTCTTTCTCAAGTTCAACTATGGGATTAACCTGAGCATTTTGCTGTGCTTGGATTAATGCCTGTTGTTGACCAGTTACCTGCTGAGTAGCTTGTGCAGCTACTAAGGCTAGTTCGTTCATTACTTCAGGCGGTAAAGGTTGTGTTCCCATATCTGGCAACGGCTGACCTAAGACTTGCTCTATCTGTAATTTATACAACATAGCTTGGTGTTCTTGTATATTAGCACTTATAGCTTGTACTGCTGTAGGATTCTGTTGTGTGTTAGGGTTTTGTAAAAATGCAACGTGTGCTGCTATATATGCTTCATGGTTTTGAAACTCAAACGCTTTTATAGGTTGACCTAACATTGATGCTTGATGTTCAGATATAGGATCACGTGGTGGAACTTCTGGTATAGGCGGTAATATAGCGTCTATATTTTTAACTTCTAAAGCCTCATACATTCTTTTGTATGCTTCTCTTAAATTATGTATTTGAGGTGCTTGACCTGCCATTTGAAGTTGTTGTTGTGCTAACATTACCCTTTGTGACATACTAAAAATATTAGGGTCACTTACTGGAATAATATCAATACGATCATCAAAGTCAGATAATTTTATTTCTTGTTGTCCACCTTCTATAGCGTAAGGGTATGTTGGTGGTAAAAACTTAGAAAAAATATTAGATAATAAACGGAACTCTTTCTTTTGTGCAGAGTGCATTCTTTTGTGTATAGCTGACATTACTTTAGTACCACGTTCTAACATAGCTACAGTAGTTCCTACTGGAAGCTGTTGACTACCTATGTCCCCAACTTGCATATCAGCTATTGAAGCAAACCTTCTACCACTATCTATAAGTAACCCTAATAATTGTGCTAGCACGTTAGATGGCTCTTTGTAAGGTAAAGGCATCAAAGCGTCCCTGATCACTCCTCCTGGAACATCTACATCTCTAAACTCTCCAGGTCTCAATGGCTCATCTTCGCCTTGTACTCGCATACCACGTGCTTTGAAACCAGCTGGTAGGTTACTTAATGTACCAGCATCTATTAACTGTCTTAGTATAGATGTAGCTGACTTAGTTAAACCACCAATCATGTGTATTAAACCAAAGCCATAAAATCCTAATCCTGGCAAGAACTTATAGTGTACAAAATATTCTTTCTTCCTGAACATGTTGTCACCGTTATTCCAGTTTCTGCGTATAGCTAGTATCTCGTTAGTATCTTCTAATATAGTAACTATGTAAGGAACAGCAAAATCATATTCATCAATGCCTTCTAGTTCTAAATCAACGTGTAATTCTAATAAAGTGTACTGATTATAGTCACTTGCTGGTCTTGATATACCTTGCAAGTCATCCATTTTCTCTTTTGCTTCATCATATTCATCAGATCCTGCTTTTCCTATCTCAATATCCCTATAAACTCCGCTTAATTGCATTTTTCTGATGTCATTACCTGTCATATTGACTACGTGTGTAATTCTAGGGCTAGTTTCTAGGTTAGTAGTGTCATAACTGACTACTAAATCGTCTGCTTTTACAAAAGTTGCTGCTGCACGGTCTAAAATACTGTTAAAATAGACTTTTTTGAAAGCAGAACCAGAAAGTGGTAGATAAAATAGCAAAGAATCCATCTCTGCATCATAATCTTGCATAACTTCGGTGATTTGGTAGTTCATAAACTCCTTAACACGCTTAGATTGTGCTAAAGTTTCGCTATTTTCGTCACCAACTATCCTAGTTGATACTGGTCCACTCGGTGGAAGTAATTCTTTATAGGCTTGTGCTTGAAATTGTGTGGTTGCCTCTGACAAAAGTGGGTGAGTTACCCCTGCTGCTCCAGGAAAAGGTTCTTCTCTATCCTCTGTTTGTATGCCAAGTAGGTCTAAACCTTTAGTAAATCCATCTAACCACTCCTGTCTTGACTCTTTGTCTTCTTCAAAATCAGAAACTAACTGTGAAGCCATTGACTTAAGTGTTGCTTCATCTAAAACTTCGGCTAAATTAACTTCATGATCAGTAATTATAGTTTCACTTGTTTCTTCAACCGCCCTCATATTACCATCAGGACCAAGTTCAAAAGTTTGAGTCTCTTCAGTTTGTATGTTAGGGTCTTCTGGTAGTTCTATGGTTAGTTGTTCTTCAGCAGGATCATCTAAACCTAATGCTGATTGACCACCTTTGGGGTATCTTTGCTTTTCTATTGCCATAATTATAACTTGAGGTTATTAATAATAACTCATTTTCTTTCTATATAATACTTCTTCTTCATAATCGTTCGGCAGTTGTATAAAGCCACCTTGCCTAAAACGCATTAACGCTTGGGTGGTTGAGTCAACCAAGTCATCATGATCACCTGACGGAAACGCTGCACATTCTTCAATAACTTCCCATGCCCATTTTTTATCTGGGTACCAAACCATGCCTGATTCAAATAAAGGAGCACATGCATTCACCCTAGCAACTTTGTCATTACCTCTAGATGGAGTAAAAGTTTGTACAGGTATGCCTATGTTACGCAACTCTTGAGTAAGTGGTAGCCCACTTGCTTTAGCCTCAATAATTACTACATCAGGTTCCCAGTGTTCATACTGTTCAAAAGCTACTGCTTTAAGTTCAGGAAAGTTGTACCTACCTTTGATAGTATCTAAAAGTATAATGTGTGGAGCATTACCGTCGTAAATCTCATCACTTTCACCTATACGACCTTCTGGATAAAAAACTCCCCACGTAGTAATAGCTGAGTAATCTGCCATCTCTTTTTTCAAAAACGCTGTATCATAACTCTGTATAATATATTCACACTCTGGTGGTTTTTCACTTTGCCATTCTTTCCACCAATCACGCTTTATAAGTGCACCTTCCTCACTCGTAGGGTTCTGCATATATTGTGCGTGCCACTTAGGACCACCTTGTAGTGATGCTTTTACACCCTCTAATTCTTCAAGTGACCAGTAGTTTTCCCACAGTGGTTTACCGCTAGGTAGTATAGCAGGTAATTCTATAACTTCCCATTGATCTGCTTTAGGATCTCTAGCTGCATCTTTTATTAATTTACCAGTAAGATCGTTTACGTTCCACCTTGTCATAACTATAACGATGGCACCTCCAGGTTGTAAACGCTGTCTTGGTCCAGAAGTATACCACTCGTAAGTATCTTCTAGTGCAACTTTTGATAATGCATCTTGCTCTGAGTGTGGGTCATCAATAATAAATAGATCCGCACCACGACCAGCTAACGCACCACCTGTTCCTACTGCATAATACTCACCACGTTTTTTACTATCACGTTTATCTTGTGTTTCCCATTTACCTGCAGCTTTTGAATCAGGGTTTATTAAAACATCAGGAAAAACTTTCTCAAAATCATCCGTCATCATAAGGTCACGAATCTTTCTACCAAACTTCACAGCTAGATCTGCAGTGTGGGTCGCTTGGAGTATTTTGAGTGAGGGATTGCGACCCACGAGATATGCTGGAAAATAATGACTCGCAAACTCTGATTTAGTATGACGAGGGGGCATATTGATTATTAACCTTTTTACTTTGCCCTCAGCTATACGATCAAACGCTTTAGCCATTTTCACATGATGTGGACCTTCTATAAAAGATGGCCATTGTGATTTAACAAAAGATAAAAAATCATTTTGACACGTTTCTACACGGTCAATCTCTTTGAGTCTTTCTGTAAGTTTTAAATGTTCTTTTAGTACAGACTCAGGTAAATTAGCTAAATTATTTTTTTCTTCTATTTTGCTCATTTAACTCCTGAAGTCTTTTTATAAAATCAGGGTTTTCAACTAGTGGTGTGTTAGGGTCAGTTTTAGGTGGTGGATTATCACCGTACTTTAAGTTCATCAATAGTCTTTTATTTGGTTCTGTTTGACCTTGGATACTTTTCATAAACTCCGCATCATCTAATAACCCCAGCTCTCTTCTAAGTGCAGCCATGTCTTCGTTTGCTTCATCAATTAATTTACTACCAAAAGCCTCTTCACCAGCATCACCGCTTTGAGATCCTACCCTCTGTGAAGTTTGTCCTTTATTGAATTTATTTTGTGCAGCTTCTGCTTTTTTAAGGAATGGACCCACGGGAAATGGACCAAGACGCAAGTATGACATTGGATCATTAGGGTCACCTAATAAAAAAGAAGCTATACCTTTTAGATCTATACCAGTGTCTGTGGGTGTTCTACTTTTTGTTGATTTTTCTGCCATGTTTCCTCCTTATAGCTTCTTTACCTTTTTTAGCAATACTTGCTTGTTCTTTTTTACCAGAGACTTTGGCTCGTTGTTCCATGACGGTAAGTATTTGAATTTTTCTAGCAAAAGGTTTATTAATTTTTTTAACTTTTGCCACAGTTGCTCTGGCGTCTGCTGGTGTAGCATACTTGATCCTGACTGTGTCTTTTGGATTTTCATCAGTGTATAATCTTCTACTTGATCCTTTAGGTTTTTTACCAGTACCTTTTTTAGGATCTTTTTTTCTTGGCATTATTTCACAGTAAAAAGTTTTTTAGCTTTGTTGATGGTTTTAGTGTCACTCTTTGATAACCATACACCCCAGCCCATGGAAGCTAATATAACCCCCAATACTAAACCTAATAATAATTCCATTTATTACCTCTCGTTTTTACTTCTACCTAACAAGTCCTCTATACGTTTAGCCTTCTCTTCTACACTATCAGCGTGTAGTTCAGGGTCCACGACCTTGGCGATCTTTAGTGTAGAGATCTTTTCGTTTGGTACGTATCGCCAAGTATAACCGTCATCCGAATAAATACCAAACACTGTTTGAGACATTCCTATCTTTATAATCATGGCTTGGTTACCATCTAATATGACTCGATCGCCTTCTTTGAAGCTTGAACCGAAACGAAACATGGCACCTTTGACGAAGCTCGTTGCCCAGTCTTTAATAGCTAAACCTATAAGGAGAGTTAGCAAGAACCCAATTAATTCAATGTAATAGTCTGATAACTCTATCGCTGGCATAAAAATTTTGCAAAAAATTTTTTGTTGTCGTTGTCTCTGAAAACTATCATATAGCGGTTGGGGGGTAAAGTAAAATCATAGGTAAATGAGAGTCAAAAACTTAACAAGGGTCGGGTGGGTGGGCACCACGAAAGTAAAGGGGGTGGGGGGGCATATAACTAAAAGTTATATACATATATTAGAATTTATTTTCTTTTATTTATAGTTTACTTTGATTAACTAGTATACTAAAATATATATAAGTTAATAAGTTAAAAGGGTATTTATTAACTTAATAAAGATAATCACCCTTAATATAGGTAATACTATGAAAAATATTGATTTTAATAAAAAACTCGTTTTAGGCGATAATTACGCTAGGGTTAGGGCTGAACATAACGTAGGTATGTATAAGTCCTGGGTTGGTCTTACTTTTCAAAAGGCTAAGGATCAAAAGCTAGGGGTAAAAGCTGATTTCAGCTACGCCCTTAAAAACGGATTTATCAAGTATCAATCCTAAGTAAGTCGGGGGGGTCAAAAGCCCCCCCTTCTTTTTTCCGTCCTAATCAAGTGCAAGTCCAAGTTCCAATAACCACGCACCACTGACCACCGTCCATAATCCAAGGTTCTGATGCGATCTGCGATCGACCCTGACAATCGTAACTGTGCGATCACAATGCGATGCGAGTGCGATGGTCAATGGTCCAAGTACAAGTTCCCAAGAGACACGATCATGATCACATGGTCCATGGATCTTGGGGGGTGTGCGAGTGCGATCACAATGTGATGTGAATATTAGCCAATGCGATCATCTGCCATAGTTCATGGTCCATGGTTCATAGCTTTTGGGTCGTGTGTCTGAGTCCGTGGATTGCTGGTTCTTATATAGGGTCTAGAATATTCCTAAGTCATATATCATTTATCTTTCACATGCTTTATGTTCACTAAGTATAACGCCCCAAGAACCACCCACCATGGTCCATATTACATCGTCCTAGTCAATAGGTCGCCAATATAATAGCCAATATCCACACTAGAAGGATCTATTACAGTCGTTCCAGTCCTATGGTTATTGGCTTATTAGTAAAAGATGTGGAAAAATAAAAAAGGAGCAGACATTCCTGCCTGCTCCTAATAGGTAATCACTTAAAACATATTATTGTAGTGATAAGGGTTTTCAAGATCTAAATAATTTAAACCAAGACTCCTACTAACAAAGTCAACAACATGCCCAGCACCTACACCACAACCTTTACCTACGAAGTCTGGGAACACTTCACTCAGATCATAACCCGAGTGTTGTTCACCATGTATGAACTCTAGAGCACAGTAAGTAACACGATTTTTATTATTATCCCACTGTTCTTTTAACTGACCAGCTTCACGAGCATAAGCACCTGATAAGATATCAGTTAATAAAGGTGACAACAAATAGCGTTGGGCAGGTGGTATTTCTAAGATGATACACGAGCCAGATTCTTCACCCCACTGAGCATAAACCATAGGAATACTACCGCTAAAGTCTTCAGGTAAATATTTTTCTTGAGTCATAAACTCAACCAAGCCACTATCATTAATATATAAATCATCAGGACTTAGTTCAAAGTATTGAAGCCGATAAAATGGCATATGATGTTCAGCCACCGCTTGAACGACAGGCTGAACGTAGTTGACATATTTTTCTAGATTATTCATAAAACCTCCTTAATAGTTAAAATATAAGTATAAGCTGGATCACATTCCTTCCTAGCATTACTCGGTAACTTTTTTATGACGGAACAAGAAGCATTGATACTCGACTTCATAAATAAAATGAGCTATATAGATCCAGTCATCGTCTTCCATTTTATAAATATATAAACCAACACCACCGTGAGCTCCATCAACATTACCAGCTGACATAGATTGTTGGTCAAACATTTTAAATTTATCTAGATATTTATCAACAACGATAGCTACTTCACTAGGATCGTCCATAGCTTGTTCCATATGATCATCTACGACAGATTCCCATACAAACACGTTCCCTGATTTAAATTTAATAGGACTGTTCATAATGCCTCCACTGTAAAAGGTTCATTAGCTAACCATCTTTCTTGTAAACTAGAACCACCGACAAAAAAGAACTGACGGCTGTCATCTTTTTGGTCAACCGCTACAATATCACAGCTCTCCCAGTTTAAAAGTATATGATCATCAGTTAAATCCTGCACAGGTCTAGTACCTAAACGCTCATCAACCACCTTGGACCAAAGAGCATCATACATATCCAAGACATACTCTGCATCTTTTAATCTACCACTAAACACTTTCAGACGACCTTCAGGACTAGCCACACTATAACCAGTCTTGCGTCTTCTAAACATAGGGGTATTATGTGGATCAATAATGTAAACATCGAAAAGATCTGTACTTTTATATAATTTTGCCATTTTGTTGTAACCTCCTTAATTAGTTATTAATAAAGTATAGGCGGGATCGCTAGCATTCCTAGCATTAGTCAGTAGACTGTTTAATCTTTTTTAAACCGAACAGGCTTATATTCTTCCCACATGATACGTTTAAGTTCTTCAGTATCTTCTTGTACATAATACTCGCCCACTTTATATTTTTCTATGTACGCTATGGCATCGCCAGTCAATGTGCAGCGACCGTATAGGTCTTCAAGGTTTAGTGTTTGATAATAGTCACGATCAAAACCAGAGTTGATATCTGATTTACTAAAGATAGCTTTTCTTTGTTCATATTGATCCTGCCTCATACATGTTTCACTACAGTAATAACCTGTTGGTTTCTCAGGCTCAAAAACTTTTTCGCATCTTAGGCAGTTCTTTTTCATATAAATTTCTTTTCATTAAAGTCAACATACTTTAAATGATTGTCTTCATCATCCATCCAAAATATATCACGGTCTCTACTAAACCCCAACTCCTCTAACAAAAGAACAAGTAACTCGGTCTTAATATTATCTTGATTTAAGTACTCGCCTAAGTAATCCCACATCTCTTCTTCTGATTCAGCTAAGCACTCCTCGGTTTTAGGATCAAATAAAACTAACTTCATGTCTTCAATAGTGCTTTTCATAGACCTCCTAAATAAAATGCCCCTCAAAAGAGGGGCACTTGGGTTATTTACTGGATGACTCCAAGGTGTAAAAACCTTTATCAACATCATACTTGATGTCTCTAGCATCCATCCTGCGTGACTCTAACGCTTCACGGACAGTCTTGCCGTGAAAGTCATTGACACGCTCTAGGTTATGTTGTACCCTCGGCATCTTACCAGTTTTGGTAATTACTGAGTCAGGATCTAAGTTACCTAGATTAATCCTAACACTGTTAGTCTCAGCAATCTTAGATAGCTGACCCTTAGCAACAGTAGGTGTTGGTTTGACAGGAGCTTTTTTAGTCACTCCTGGTTTCTTTTTAACAGCTGTTTTAGCCATAATATTTACTCCGATTTATTTAAGGTATTACTGGCACATGCCAAACCTTAGTATATATATTAAAGTAGAAGAATACCATAGTAAATAACAATCTAATGATCATCTCCTGGAACACGGTCACGGTAATCGTAAACTTGGATGTCACCTCGTTTACCTACCCAACCGATTGTCATTTCTTCGGTATCCCTAATGATCCAGCCACCTTTGCGTAACGACGAATAATCCTTACAAGGTTTTTTCTCAAAACCTTTTGGTGTCTTTTTCAAAAACTTAAGTTCAGCTTCTTCAAACGTCATAGTTCAAACTCAGATAAATCTTCATCTATTTCTGCTTTTACATCTTCAGGGAAGCTATCGTAATGACTCATAACTTTATCAAATGCTTTTTCAAAGTCAGCATCACGCTGTGGATCATTATAGTATTTACTATGGTACGGAACATTAGCATAGAAGTCTGAAAACTTATAAAGTTCCCTTGACAAGTCGTAGTGCTCATCATCTAAGATAAAGCCCTCACGAACTAAAAACTTTCTCAGTTTTACATAATTGCCATACTCTTTTTTATCGTGATCAATATCGCTATCATCGTGCCAATATAAATTACACTCTCTAAACAAGTAGTACAAGAAGCCACGAATAATACGAGCTTCATGATCTTTTTCTGCTATAATCATCTTCCTTGACCTCGATATGATTTAAATGATCTACGTTTATTTTTATTCATGGTACTAAAACCTATGTTGCGGTGATTACCTTGAGAAGTTTTTTTACCACGAGCTCCTGTTTTTGATAGGTGTTCAACTTTACCACCTCTAGCCTTAGTTACCATTGTACACCCCCGAACAACAACCACATAAAAATATCCCTGATTGTTGTACTACAGCTTCTTTACCACAGTAGTCACACTCAATAACTGGATCCTCATATTTAAACAAGCTCATTTTCTAAACCCTCCTTAAATTTTCGTATGCGATTATAAAGTTCCTTAGACCTAAATCCCCTACCCCAAGCATTACTCGTAGCGTCTAAGCCTAAAGCAACGCAGATAGCAGCAAGAAAGTCATTATGATACACAGCATAAGTTTCATCCATGACTTGACCGTCACTACCAAAAATGGTTTCCTTGCCGATAGGGTTATCGTAACCTATAGGTTTAGATTTATGGTTTCTGACGAGGTCATCAACTAACTCGCTAGGTACTCCAGCATCTTTGTACATCTCAGCACGGTAAAAACCATGACCGTCAACAAAGACACAGGTCTCATACCAAAGACGCATTGAGTCTTTGACTTTAGCTTTAAGTTCTTGATTCATAATATTTACTCCTTTATAGTTAAAAAGTAATTATTACCTAGATCGGTTTTAGTCCTTAGCATTATCCTAAGTTTTAGGGGAGTGTTTGCTGTGTTAGATTAATCCGCTATGAAAGGTAAAAACAATAAACCCCGACTGTCAAGGATATCACACACATCTAACTTTGGGCAGCCCACCAGCAAACAAGCAGGAGAGGAAGTCTGACAGTCTCTCATTGTCATGCTAATTGGTCAACCTATTAGCATGATAATTCTTAAACATTTTCCAGAGTATTTCTCTAGGCTTTACAAGATTAATATAATCAAGATGTTCCCATTTATCATAATAATTTCTAAGCTGTAGCTGTCTTGATGCTTTCACTAATGAACTTAGTTTTTGTACAAACAGCATGGTATACGGAACAGGATCAACGTCACTATAGTCACTAGTACCAAACTGCTCTTCAGCTTCATCACTGTTATCTGGGTGAAAGTCCATTAAATAAATATCATCTTTGTAATAGTGTATATAGTTACCATACTTACAATAAGAAGACAACTCTGCTTTTGATCTATCATCAGTAGTAGAGGCAAGTATTAAAACTTCCTCTTTACTAGGATCAAAAGTAGGAATCATCTTGTCGTAAAAGGCAGGACTAAATAAAGTGCTGTTGACTTCTATTCTTAGTTTCCCAGAGTCGAGTATAGATTTAGCAAATGGACAGAGAAGTTCACCGCTAGTGTTTGGGTTAGGATGATTAAGAAAGTTATTAATCCAATTATGAATATCCTGACGTATCTCATTCTTGTATGATTGAATCATATAATCTCCCGTCCTTACCCACTTTTAGACTATGCCACTCTTCATATTTTTCTTGTCTCCTAAACACATCGCTACGCATGAACTGTTCTAAATAATCTTCATCAGACCAATCACTAGGGTAGACACGTGGGTTCTCCTCGCCCTTGTGTAATTCTTCTATAGTACCGTCTTGATATCTTGTTTCAGCTATACCATCATGGTAGTAATACATGATCGGTGACATGCCCCACTCTTTAGCTTTTTGCATTAAGTGAACTCTTATAACTTCGTTAGTGTATTGTGTCATGTTACCTCCCTATATGTTTGATGTCTTTTTTAGGTATAACTTGATAGGCTCCCTTGTTGTAAGCAGGGGCGATAGTGTATTGGCTACTGATACGTCTACGTTCTTCAGGTGTCATGCGTTTTTCTTTTGTACTCATAAGTTCCTCCATATAAATTAATTAAGTAAACTTATTTAGCCCGACATCGTTATGATGGTAAAGGACTAGTCAGTATTATCTATTTCTTCGTAATCGCCTTCGATAAACTTACCTTGTGGCAGTATACCACCAGTCTCATGATAAAGTTGTTTCATTCTTTCTAACACTTCATCTTTTGACATAGTGTCAACTCTATTAACAGTAAGTTCACTACGATTAACATACAGACCTGCTGCCTTACCACGAGCCACTTCTGCTGTTACAGCTGCACTGAAAGCATTATTACGCATAGCACCATCCCGTATATCTTTTAAATCAGTAAGGTGAGTAGTAAGGCTCAACTCAGCTTTATCTGCTGCTCTAGTCTGTAGGGTTTTTATTCTGTCTTGTACTAGGGGATATTG